CTCATCCGTAGGTGGGCAGATAAAGATGAGTATATGTTTCCAGAGTATAAAAAATATCAAGATCAATTAAAGATAAAAGATTCTCCATTTGTAATGTGGAGAGAAAAAATCAAGACATGTAAGTTTGACTGTTGGGATTGTAACTACTGTGAGAAAGTGGTAGAAGCACACATGAAGAAGTCAGATCTTATCATGCACCCACAAGTAGAGACATGTATAGAAGCATTCAATAACTCAGGTAAATATCTGTCAAACCACAGGACTTATGATCCTAACGATCCTACTGCATATTATAATGTAGAGGGACTTACATCACCTAGGGTCAGACATTTCCTCAATAACCTTTGCTCACAGGAAGGTGCAGTGTATCTAGAGGTAGGTGTGTTTGCAGGATCTACATTCTGTGCTGCAGTGCAGAACAATGACATGGTAGCTGCGTATGCAAATGATAACTGGTCACAACCAGACCTACAACCCGCAAGACAAGATATCACCTTAGCATTAGAAAATGTAACTGTGGATACCTTTGTTGAAAATTTACAAGAAAATATTACTACAGAGACACTTGATTTTGACATACAAGTTTTAAATGGCGACTCATCTCAGTTAGGTGTTAAAGATTTCAAACATAAAGTTAATGTAATATTCTATGACGGTGATAATACAGAACATAAGATGAGAGAGTTCTTTCTCAACATGTTAGATTTTACAGATGATGTATTTACATTGGTTGTAGATGATGCAAACATAGAAGAGAATGTTGCTGTTACAAAAAGGTTTATAGATGAGATTGGATTAAAAATCCTATATGAAAGAGAATTATTAAACGACCTAGAGGATGTAGACATGTGGTGGAATGGTTTGTATGTAGTCGTGCTTTCAAAATCGAAAGTTTAATTACAATTATCTCGAAAAAATTTTTTGGGTAATTTTTTACGCATAAGTTTTTTCGACTAAATAAATATAGAAAAATTTTTATAAAGTCAAATGGGAACTATTAATGGGGGCACTGGTGACTTTGGTGGCAGATTAAATTTACCAACATATACCACAGGCAACTACCCTGCAGGAAATGAAGGTGATGTTATATACGATAGCACCATAGGTAGTATCTTTATATACAATGGTCAAGGTTGGGTTCCGCCAGGTTTTGGTAGAAAACCATCAGCAACTGGTGGTAACCTAGTGCAGAATATAAATGGTTCTCAACATCATTTCTTCTGGAGTAATGGAACATTAAATGTTACACAAGGTGGAGATGCATTTTGTTATGTCATCGGTGGTGGTGGCGGTGGCTCAGGTGGAGGACCTAACTCTGGTGGTGCAGGAGGAGCAGGAGGAGGTTTAGTATATGCCAAATTCCAATTGCTTGCAGGATCTATCAACGTCACCGTTGGTGGAGGAGGACTAGGTGGTGTTGCTAATGGAACAAACTCTTCAGCTGGTCAACAGGGTGGAACTAGTTCATTCTCTACTGGTGGAAACACGTTTTCTGCTACGGGTGGTAATGGAGCGTTAGCACTATCCAGTAACTATAATGATCCTGGTCCTAGCGGTGGAAGTGGAAATGTAAATGGTAGTCAGAGTTTCTCATACGGTGGGCAGAATGCAATATATGGAGTAGGTGGTAAAGGTGGTGATGGAACCACAAACACAAGTAACGCACCCGCACCTGGCAACGGATCTAATGGTGCACCTGGCGGTGGTGGTGGATCAACCAACAACGGAACTCCTGCTAATGGAGGATCAGGAAGTGCAACATACTTCACAGGTGGTGGAGGTGGAGGAGGTCGAGATGGTGACGGTGGTAACGGAACCATCGGACAAGGTGGATCTGGATACTACAACGGTGGTCAAGGTTCTAACCCAAGTCAGTTCCAAGCAACAGATGGTGGAAAACCAAATGGTGCACCTGGCGGTTCTCGTGGTAACCTCGGTTCTAGAAGATGGAACGCAGGAGGTGGTGGAGGATTCGCAGGAGGCGGTGGCGGTGCTGCGGGTGACTGCAACAACTCTCCAAACGCATCTGGTGGACAAGGTGGTAACGGACTGGTTGTAATTAAATACCTTGCGTGATATACTAAATACATACACTTATCATTCTAAAACATGGATGCTGAACAGATGGTCAAAGAGTTTACTGACCAATTAAAAGAGCAAAAAGCAACAATTGTCGAGTTGGAAAAACAACTAAGCACTAGAAAAGAGCAAACGTTGAGACTAGAGGGTGCTATCGAAGCACTTAATATGACACTTAAGAAACCAGAAGAAGATGCCACTGAAGAAGTCAAGTGAACTTAGGCAACTAGAACATGTATCGTCAAGGCAGTTCCACATCAAATTTGATGGGACTGCAGAGACATGTCCATATAAAGTAGGTGATCTCTACGATGGTAGAATAATACTATCCGTGGGTTTCACTAGTAATTTGTATGGGCAATCATATCACTTAATTGTAGAAAGAGACAAAACGCATCTTAGAACAAAATTTGTGTTTGATGATAAACATGACATAAAATTTTGCAAACCAGTAGAAAAAATGATCAAACCCATAGATGAGGGTCAGGTTCAAAAACTATTATCAAAGGCAGGAGACGGTAATACATAAATATATCTGAAGGACTTATTGCACCATCAGGATGAAGAAGGTAATAGTAAGGGTCAGTGATAACTATAGTATAGATCAAGCTGCTGCAGCGATCTTGAAACTATATGGTTACTTAACCTTTGTAGAATCATTTAGAACATTTCAAATCATTTCTTTTGAATGCCCTGCACGGTATGAGAGTAATGTGGTTAGTCAACTAAATGCACTGAATGTAGTTAAGAAAGCTACGTTTGATAAAGAGGTGTATGCAGGAGATCCCATACCTACTGAATCAACTCTAACCGTAGATACATCTGGTTCAACATCTAACAATAATGCAGAAGGGGAAGCGACAAGTAATACAAGAAACCTAACAACAACTGGTTCTGGAACCATATATGTAAAAGTCCAAAACATTGGTGGTGCAAACTTTTACGTATATTCACAGACACAGGGTGGAACATATAATAGATTTGCAAACCAACTTGGATTCTTACAAGGTGGAACTTATACATTCGATCAAAGTGATTCATCAAATGCTACACATGGTCTAAGATTTTCTGAGACACCTGACGGTATATGGACTACAGGTGGGACAGGCACGTTTAGCACAGGTGTCACAGTTACAGGAACTGCAGGAACTGATGGTCAAACTACTATACAGGTAACATCAGCAACACCATCTATACTGTATCCATACTGCATAAACCATCCTGGCATGAATCGTTATTCAGTGTCACCAGATAGGTTTGGAACCATAAACATTCATGATTTCTGGCATCTAGATAGGATTACAAAACAAGACAGGCAATATCTTAACAGACAATTTAGTCAATCAAACAATGGATCTGGAGATGGTGTGGATATCTACATCATAGACTCTGGCGTTCGTGGTGCATCTAGACCAACAGGTAACAACGCAGCATTACATCCTGAGTTGTATGATCCTGATTTTGTCACTGACTTAAACGGAACTGCTGAACAACAGAACTATAGGGTAGAACAATTAAGTCATTATGGTGGTGCCTATGGAAGTAACAATGAAGACGACAATGGACATGGCACATACTGTGCAATTCTCTCAGCTGGAAGAACAGCTGGGATATCAAAAGACTCAAAAATATATGCATTAAAGGCATTTAATAGTCAAGTAAGTGGATCTTATAGTGCAATACTAGGTGCATATCAGGCAGTCATAGATCATAATGATGTCACAAACGGTAATTACAAAGGAAACAATCGTCCAGCTGTCATCAATGCATCGTTCGGACCTACAATCCCTACGCAGAACTCACCTAATATTGAATTAAATGATTCTGGAGATGACCTTTATACTGATGAAGAGATCCTAGATGATATAGAAGGAACTATAGCAAGTCAAAAGAATATCATTATTGTTAGATCAGCTGGTAATGGATTTAAAAACAGTAGTGATAACACTGCAGGACCTTTGCAAACTAAATGTGTAGCGGGTGCAAGAACTGCAGGATACGCTGACAACACTAACGGTGGTATTAACAATGTAGATGTAGATCAAAATAAAATTACAGTTGGTGCTACATCTTATAATGATAGATGGGCGTTCTTCTCTAACTATGGTTCTGGTTGCACAACAGTTGCACCTGGCGAAAAGATTCTACTTCCCGCATATGATTGGACTGCTAATACACCATATACAAGCACTACAAATTATACATCAATAGATGGAACATCATTCTCCTCACCAATCGTAGCTGGTATTATTGCAGCATGGTGTGGTAAGAATGGTTATACATTATCTACAAACAATCTGCCTGGTCTAGCAAAAACATTTGCAAGAACCACAGGATCAACTGGTGATATTAGAACAGGCACACATGGTAACTATCCTATAAACAGTATAGTAGATAAGAAACTTATAGATAATCCATTCATCACTTTAAATGGTTCTACCTTTGTCGAGGTTAAGTTCAATCCAGCTGACTCTTCACATTTCTTAGGAAACGTTGGTAAAAAAGTTCAGTTAAGAACCACAGGTTCAACAGCAGGAGCTGGTTCATCTACACCAACGACACATAACATAACAACATATGCTTATTCATCAGGTGCATATACGTTATCTGGAAACGACAGGAACGGAAGCGTCAACGGATCTAATGTCAGTGTAACTTGTTATGTTGGTGACACAGTTAACTTTAACTTAAATAACGTTGCAAGCAATCACCCATTTTATATCAGAGTATCAAGTAATGGTCTTAATGTAACTACACCAACTGCTAGTGGTCAAGGTTCTACAGGTAACGCAACAGTATCATGGACACCCAATACAGTGGGCACATATTATTATCAGTGTGGTGTGCACAGTGGTATGATAGGACAAATTGTAGTTCAAAGTGCACCTGGCGGTAGTGGTGGTATTATAGTTGGTGGCATAAACTTATCAACATTATCACAATCTGGTTGGTTAAACATACAAGCAGAAAGTGCAGTTAATAATAGTATTACTATACAAGCACCAAACGCTGCAACTGCAGGAACAACTGGTGGTGGATCTAATAACTATCTTGCATTAATAAAACCAGAAGAAAAAACACACGAGAGTTATGATGGTGTTGTATCTACATCTACATCATTGACATCTCAAACAGATGCACAGGAACAATCAGGAACCTCATCAGCTGTGGTTTACTATCCTGTAGATTCTGGTGTTGATTTTAATTACAATGGAACAGGTGCATCACTCACCGTTGCACGTGGTATGTTCTATCCATTTATAGACACTAATGTAACATGGACTACAAACAGTGGTGGTTTATCTGGTAGTCCATATGCTAATGGTGATAGCGTAAATATTGATCTTGGTTTAACAGGAACAACGTTTGCAAATGAACCAACCTTTGAGGCATATACGTTAAGTGGAGATTCTATTGGTGCTACTGGATTAACGTTTAATACAAGCACAGGTAATTTATCTGGAACTGTAACTGCAGATTATATTGACACGACGTTTAACTTTACAGTTACTGAGAATGTAACAGGTAACGCACAAGCATATTCATTTACTACGACTGGAACTGGTGTTGTAGTCAACATCACACAACAACCATCAAACGCTAGTATAGAGGCAGGATCTGGTGCAACAGTTGATTTCGGACCTGTAGCGGGTATTAGTTCTGATGGATCTACAATTACATTCCAATGGGAGTTCTCAGTAAATGGTGGTGTAGGTTGGGCAACAGTTACTAATGGTGGTGGGTATAGTGGAGCAACTACTAATACACTGACTGTAGATGATGACTTTGCTAAAAACACTTATCAGTATCGTTGTAAATTAGATACATCAACTGCAGTAACACCTTCTTACACAAATGCAGTGACACTTACAGTGTTTAGAGTAATTTCTATAACACAACAACCCGTAAACTCAACACCTATTGCTCCTGCAGCTGGTGCATTTAGCACAGGAGGATCTACATTAGATGGTGCTACTATCAGTTATCAGTGGCAGAAATCTGAGAATGGCGATGGTGCGAATTTTGTAGATATAAGTGGTGCAAATACTACAACGTATACAACTGGTTCTACCACTTACGATGATAGTTACGGTGACTTCTACAGATGTAGACTAAACGCAACAGGTGCTACTGAGGTTATTACTAATTCAGCAAGATTATTTGTTCAGAGAACAATCAATATTACATCACAACCTGTCAACATAACAGGTGCAGTTGGAGGCACATCATCCTTTGGTATTGCTGCCAATACATCAGATAACGATGCAGGAGATATTACATACCAGTGGCAAGTATCAATTACAAACGGAGCATCATGGTCTGATGTATCAGAAGGAACTGGTGGAACAACTACAACTTATACAACACCTACATTAACTACAGCGTATGATGAATACCAATATCGTTGTGTTCTTTCATGTGCGGGTGCTACATCTATACCATCTAATGCTGCTACGTTACAAGTAGAAACTGTAACAGTTGTTGTATCATCTCAACCATCTCCTGCAACAGTAGACGAAGGACAAACAGCAACATTTACTACACTTGGTGGTGTAACAATGGCACCTGTAGGTGGTAATGCAGCGTCATCATCATTCGAGGTAGATCAGTTTGATACACCAGCTGGAGGAGGAGGTGGTGCAGAAGGTCAATCATCTCACACACCATCTGTAACATATCAGTGGGAAAAATCAGATGATGGTGGTGGCAACTGGAGCACACTTGGTGGAGCAACTTCAGCATCATATACAACAGGTCTTACAACATACGCAGATGATCATAACGATCAATATCGTTGTGTTATCAGTGCAGTGGGAGCAGCGTCCCCTGCAACAACAAATGCTGTTGCTCTTACAGTTCAAAGAACATTCTCAATTACATCACAACCATCCAACGTTACTGCAAACGAAGGACAAACAGGAACCTTTACAGTCGTTACACAGTCTAGTAGCGGAACTGTAACATATCAGTGGGAGAGATCTGATGACGGTGGTGCTAACTATAGCAATGTAACTGGAGCAACTAATGCGTCATACACCACACCAACTCTAGTATTTGCTAATGATAATCTAGATCGTTATAGAGTTGTTACTTCTCTTGTGGGTTCTGCAGCAGACATTACATCAACACATGGAGAACTTACAGTTTTACGTGTCATAAGTATTCAAACTCAACCACAAAACCAAGGTGTTATTGAAGGTAATACTGCAACATTTACTATCGTTGCATCTATTACAAGTGGAGTTCTATCTTACCAATGGCAAAAATCAACAAATGGTGGAGGAGCATGGACAAATATAAACGGTGCAAACGCAGCATCATATACAACTCCTGCCACAGTTTATCCAACTACACCATCTGAACAATTCCGTTGTGTATTGACAAATGTAAATGCAACTACATTGACATCTAATGCAGCAACACTAACAGTTAATGAGTCTGAGTTTGTATCAGGACCTGCAACTGTAACACCAGTTATTGATGCAGATACAAACAGAACATTCTCTAGACAACCTGTTATCAATACATCACCATTTATTGTTGAGTATGCAGGGTCAACACACTTCTCTAGTTTCTGGAGAATAAGAAGAGTTGCAGATAACGTAACTGTTTTTGATACAACTGCAACCTTTGTCAATGGTGACACTGGTAATTTGACATCATTTACAGTTCCAGTATCAACATTAGATTTTGATACTGCATATTCAATTCAAGTTAAATTTAGAGATAACAATGGATTGGAGAGTTCATACTCTGCAGCAGTTAATTTTACAACACCTCTTGTTGATCAACCAGAGATACAAGTTATCACTCCTGCATTTAATCCAACAATCAATGTAAATGCTATTGCAATGAAATCAGGATACCAACACACATCTAGTGATTGGCAGTTCTCTCCTGCAGATACATTCGCAACCATAGTTCACCAGTCTCTTGGTAACTCAACAAACTTAAATTCTTACACATTGCCAGGTGCTGTAAATCTAGCATCTAATACTACATACTATGTAAGAATTAGATTCAATATCAATCCTACCTAACATGGCATCACCCAATAGCAGACAAGGACTTATAGATTATGCATTACGTCAAAACGGTGCACCAGTCCTAGAAATAAACATAGAGGATGATCAGATTAGTGATCTAGTAGATGACGCTGTTCAATTTTATAATGAAAGGCATATGGATGGTTACATTAGAACCCATCTAAAAGTTAAGTATACTCAGCTAATGCTAGATGATATGACAACAGATACTGAAACTACTGTTGCAAACGGAACATCATCTAATCAAACTATTACATTTAAAGAACAGAATAACTTTATTAAGATGCCACCATACGTGACAACTGTGGTCAAGGTATTTGATTTTGTATCTAAGAATGTCACAAACTTATTTGACGTTAGGTATCAGTGGAGATTGAATGACCTTTGGGATCTTACACAGACAGAGATTCTTACATACGAGATGGTCAATAGAAGATTAGAAGATATCTACTATCTGTTAGAAGGACAGAAACAAATTAGATATCAGATGCGTGGTGATAGATTATATCTTGACTTGGATTTTAAAACTGATGTGAACGAAGATGATTTCTTAGTTCTAGAATGTTATAGAGCAATTGATCCTAATCAATTTACTGATGTTTATAATGACATCTGGTTAAAGAGATATGTATCCGCACTTATACAAAGACAGTGGGGTGCAAACTTAATCAAGTTTCAAGGAGCACAGTTGCCAGGTGGAATTACTATGAACGGTGAGTTTATATACAACGAAGGCAAGGCAAAGGTAGAAAAACTAGAAGAAGAAATGATAAGTCGTTATGAGACACCACCACTAGACATGATCGGATAATGGCAAGAACCACTTACTTTACTCATGGCACTAGGAACGAACAGTTTCTATTGCAGAACTTAGTAGAAGAACATCTCAAAATGTTTGGGATGGATATACTTTATTGCCCTAGAGAGATTGCAATAAAAGATGGTATCTTCAATGAGGAGGTAGTGGGTGAGTTTAATGATGCATATTTAATAGAAGCATACATGGAAAACTTTGATGGATTCCAAGGTGGTGGTGATCTACTTACAAAGTTTGGTGTAGCACAAACAGATGAGATAACAATGGTTATTTCACAACAAAGATTTTCAGATTTAATATCACAATTCCTTTTACTTGATCCAGACTATCAAGCACCTGAGAGACCACAAGAAGGAGATCTGATATTTCTTCCACTAACGAGCAATTATTTTGAGATAAAGTTCGTAGAGCATGAAGAACCATTCTATCAGTTAGGTAAAGGTTATGTATACAAACTCA